CATTCTTACCCTTAATATCGTTTGCTACAAATTCTCCATAAAAACAAGGTGGGAGAGTGGTTGTCCGAACTTGTTCGACGTATTTTTGTGGGAATATTCTCCGGCCCGTGCTTTGGAATGCTTCAGCGGCCGTAGACGGATATTCAGAACACATGCGCCATTTATCTTTAAATTCCAGCGATTTATCTCTGTACCAAGCAATAGCTTCTAAAGTTGCACCAAGCTCAAACAGCCAGTATTCATATTCGGTCATGGTGGCAATAAACGCGTTGTATGTTTTGGGATCGATACGTTTTGAATATATATCAATCATGAACCAGGGAATGAATACCGGAGTGAAATTATTACGTCCTTCGACTGCATCCAACCATGTACGATGAAAATAGTTGCCTACTCCTTTGGCGGTGGATTCCAAAACCTTGATAGTATAGGGTCCGCTGAGTATAGAACCGAATATGGATTGTACAAGGTCTTCCGGTTTCTTTCCCTTAGTTTCTTTCCATAAACCCACTTCTGTCAAATGGGCCATTGAAATATCTTCTGAACGAAGACTTTCCGGTTTCTCTGCCGAACCTATAGAATATCGGCTATTCGTTATATTGATGGAACGCGTCTTTTGTGAGCCTTGATAAGGATTCGTTTTTAGGCGAATACCGCCCGTTGCCCATGTAGGCATATTGTCGACAGCTTTTTGAAGCATACCAGATACATTCCGGGCTGCGGATTCAATGTGTCCACAGATAGCAGAGTTCCAATTGGAACGGTGTATAAGCTGTATCCACAACATATAAAGCTGAGTAAGTGTGGAACCACCCCATTGCCGGGCCTTACACAGAATAATGTCAATAGGGACACCAGCTATGCGAAGCTTTTCCAGTTCTTTTAAATAGTATCTTTGTGCCCGATTAAGTAAAAATGCTATGTCTTTTCCTTTTCCTTTCGCCGATATCTGAATACATGAATAGGCCCAGTATTCAAAGTCATAATTTATTCGTTCCTGGCAAAAAGATGTCCAAAGCTCATTCCTTATCTTATCCGATATACCCTGTTTGAGGATGAACTTGATATATCCATTAAATCCAATCTCAATGAGCTTTTTCACAAAACCGGTTTCCGCAAATGATTCCGGAAGATACATTTCTTCAATTGGACAGTCTTTTATATAGACCTTTTTCCGGAGAATAGATGTTGATCCTTCGCCGGTTATCGGATTATATGGACTTCGTATGATCGCAAGCCGTTCTCTGTTTTTCTGTATTATTTCATTTACGGTCATATATAAACCTCCTGGATAAGAGGCTTACCGCAAATGATATTAGAAAGCTATATACGTGGATAAGCGTATTGATATGTGGAGCGAATAAGCCCGTGGTTAGAAATGAAAATGCAAGTAGGAGAATGATTTTCGGCATATAACGTCGTTCAATGCCGGCTGTAATAATGCCTACCATAGATAAGACTATTGCTGAGGCACCAACTGTCGGTTCCTGATAGGTTGCAAAGATTGCTGAGAGAATAGGAATTATAGCCATTATTGGCATAATGATATACAGGTTGAAGTTCCGGAGCCTTCTCCAGTAAAACAAGAATAATGCAGAATTGATACTTAGATGAAAAAAATTAGTGTGGACAAAGCTATAAGTAATATAGTTCCACCATTCGCACCCATTGTATATACCTAATTGCGTAGTGTCGCAATAAAAACCAATGGAGTATATGAATACAAGGAAAATGATAAATATCATCTTATCTGTTCTTTATTGATTTATAAATGATGCCTCTCATTGTATCTATTGCCACGTAGTAAGAAGGCGCTGGCTGTTCTATGATATATTTTAATACGCAATAACCTGGCGCCTTCATTTCTTGTTTGTACTTTAGAAATCTGGCGTATAAGTCTTTATACATACACAATTTATTTTCATTGGAAACTTTGATAGGTTTTCCACGATGCATAAGTGATATAACCCTACGCGCATTATCATATGTTATGAAAAAACGAGGTGCCTCTTTCTTCATAACTTCCTGAATAATTTCTTCGGTTGAAATATAAGGCATACTTTTTCGTAAGCTTTTCAATGCATCAAAGTATGCTTCTCTTATAGAATTATCTCTTATTTCTCTGAATATATCATCCATTATAATAATGTTTTATGCAAATATAATTAAAGTAATACTTTAAAAGTTGCGATTTTACTAAAAACGCAGCTTTTAGTTGTAAAAACGCAGGTATAGTTTTCCATTTTAGTGCTTTTTTTGTGCATTAAATAATTAAAGAATTTGCTTATGGAAGATATCAAAGAAATGAATGATGAAGCGGTGGTTGACAAAACAGAATCAGTTCCGGGTACCGAACAAGTTCAAACTCCTACCAAACGGGATCAGTTGAAATCACTTTTGAGCGATGAAATTCCCGGTTATAATGCGGATGATGATGAATCTTCGGCTGAAATGTTGATGGGATATATCAACGGGAATAAGGAACAACGCAATAAACTTGCCGAAGCTTTGCAGCAAGATCCTCGTTTGGCTCAGATGCTTGCCGATATTGTAAACAGGAAACGCGGTGCCGGTAATGCAATGGCACGTTATTTTGGCAAAGATTTGCTTACTGCGGAAGAAGGTACTCCGGAATATGATGATATTCTGGCAGCCGAAGAAGAACGAAAGCAGGAAATGGAGGCGATGGAGGCCAGCAAGAAGGAATATAATGATAACCTTGAAAAGAGCATGCCTATTGTAGAGGGGTGGTGCCAGGAGAAAGGTTATGATATAGAGGAGTTTCTTGATAAGGTTTGGACGAATGTTATTTCTCCGATCATGTCGGGAAGTTATTCCCGTGAAATATGCGACTTCTTGGACAAAGGTTTGAATTACGACAAGGACACTCAAGATGCTTTGGCCGCTGGTGTAGTGAAAGGCCGTAACGAAAACATCAATAAAATGAAAGAAGAACGTGGGGATGGGTTACCTAAAGGGATAACGAGTGTTCCGGGAAATCCTAATATGCGAAAAAGAAGCTCTATCGTTGAGGCTGCTTTAAATGCTTGATTATTAACTGTTATAAATTTTAAAAAGATGAAAGTATTTAGTTTTTTGAAAAGAGAGAAATGGACGGTTCTTTCCGTCCTGTTGACGCTTATTTGCGTCTTTGTTGGTGGCGGTGTACTTATGGCTGATGCTACTGTAATTACACCGGGTTCCACACCATCTCCGGGAAATGCAGGCGAACCTACTCAATTACCAGGTAGCCCTACAACTGTTTCCGGAGTATCAGATGCTACTGGAGGTGTTGGTGGAGGCAATCTTATCCAACCGGATATTGATGACGATATTTTCCTGATTGGTACGGATGAAACCGTCTTGGATGGTATCATGCGTAAAGCCAAGAAGAAAGTTCGCGTTACAGGGTTTGAAGTGGACCACTTTGTTATCGATGAACAGAAATCTTCTGTGTTCACTACTGAAGATTATACTTTTGCTGGTGACCAGCAAGCTCCTATCAGTGTCCCTTCGGATGACCGTGGATTATTTCAGGAAAATGGTACGGTGTTGGTGAAAGGAGTCAACGGATATACCGAAGATGGAAAAACGGAAATCAAGGGAGTGGACCTTATGCTGTTTATTACGGGAAAAGATTCGAGTGGCAAACCTATTGTCATGGCAATTAATGGTCCGAAGACGAATGAGGGTGATGCCTATTGCAAACTTCCTACAATTCCCAAAGGAACAGAAATTGTTATTTTGACAAATGCATGTGCTGAAACTCAAAAGGAAGTTGCTCCTGATGTTGTATTCCCGACTCCTAAGCGAGTTTACTTACAGAAGACTATCATGAATGAGGTAGTATCTGACTATTTCGATGCCCAGAAAAAACGTATTCCTTTTAATCAGGCCCAAATTGCTGAAGCTATGATTAAGCAACACCGTAGAAAGAATAATCGTTCTTTATGGGTGAGCCATAAGGGTAAATTAATGGTTGACCGTGGTAAAATGGGGCGTCAGTTGGTATATACTTCCGAAGGTGTTCGTTGGCAATTTAAACGTGAGTATGAACATATCGGCCCGTGGACATTTGCTGATATTATTGCTTTAGCAAAATTGAAATTCACAGGTCAGAACTGTTCTAAAGAAGCATGGTGGCTTATGGGGCGTGATTTATTGGAGCAAATTCAGAATATCGATTTCACCAAACACAAGGACATCACAATGACTTCCGATCAACAATGGGGGTTCTCATGTACTAAACTTCACACTGTGTTTGGAGACTTCTATTTGAAGCATGAACCGACTTTGGATTATCTGGGATATTCTTGTAGTGGTGGCATTCTTGATATGTCCGGTATTGTTCGCTACTATATCAAGAACGAAGAAACCAGTTCTGAAAAGATTGAGGGTGAAGAAGCAAAGAGAAAAGCAATCATTTCTATCAATGCTTTGGCGTTGAAAGGCTATTCTCATATCTGGGTCAATGGTGAAGATATTGATGGTGATAATATCCCTGGTGCTTCGGCTATCACTAATTGGAGCAATGCTACCAATGCACCTGAAAATCCAAAGTTGAATGATGTTATTTATTTAACTGCTGCTTGTGCCGCAATTACCGGATCGAAGACGGGTGAAATCTATCAGTATAATGGTACTACCTGGGAGAAATATACGGGTGTAATTTATGCTCAAAATTGATTCTGTGAAATGTAGGGGCGGAGTATAGTACTCCGTCTCTTAATTTTTAATTATATGAAAATTTACAAGAAAAAATACGCAATTTATGGGATGATAGAACAAAGTTCTGTTTTCCCTATGGGTACTGGACATGTTCGTGTTGACTTCCGTCATGGTTCTTTAACAACGGCTGGTATTGTCCCTGCCACATACACTACTTCAAATCCAGTAATTCAGCAAGCTATTGAAAATTCTCCCAAATTTAAAGCGAGGATTATCAAAGAGATAGAATCTGTTCTGATTCGAGATACGGGTACATTGCAAGTTCAAAGAGGAGGCACTCAGAAGTTTGATAAAGTTGTTGTGGAAAGTACAGAGCAAGATACTACTTCTGATATATCAGAATCTGGTGAAATAAGTGGCGGTGCTGGGGTGTATCC